CTGATAATCCTCTAGTGTGACTGCTCTGTTCTGAGCGGCATAAAATCCCAACACACGCTGCTTGACTTCATCAGAGTTAGGAAGCGCTACAGACCCAACGAATGCCTCCTCATTAGTAACCTCAATGGAAGAAATGACATTTCTTCTAAGCGGAACAGACAGAGAACCCTGGGATGTAAATCGTACTAGAGGGCTACTAACTGTTGTAATTGTTTGTACCGCAGCATTAACATCATCGACTGTATTGATCCTAAATCCAATTCTTAATGTCGTGTTTGCTGGGGCAATACCAAATTTATCGGTGCTAATAAGATTTGTTGGATCAAAATCTAGGTCTGTAACATAATCTCTTCCATTAAGATCCAATACAACATTGGTTGGATCCGCTACAGAGTCGCCAAGCAATTCAGAGTCTGACCCATAGCCAAATTGCAAAAAGGTAGTTGTGTTGGTTGGCTCAACGACAAACCTTCGCGCGACTGGGACAGCTTTCAAAACATTTGCAACTGTGCCATTTGTAGCTGTATTGGTATTGCGAATTCCCTTATAAATAACATTCTGAGATAGGTGATCAACTTCAACATATTCGTGACCTTCCGAATCCACAACAGAAACTACCTCTGACACATTTGCAGCTTTGAGATCGACCTTTAAAAACTTCTGAAATGCGCCAACCTCAACTTCTATAAAGCTTGTCTGGCCGGATACTGCTCTTCCTTGAGCCCTGATGATGAAATTAGTTGGAACACCGTTCTGGTCTGTGTCTCCAACCACAATCTGATTATTCGTGGCGGCAAAATCCACATCTTCCAAGAGAGTATAAGTTCCTCCTCCCAAAGACGTACAGAGTGTCCCAGCCTGCAATACAGGGGCATAGTCATAATTTGGACCTTCGGATACTCCGGTGGCTGCGGGAATTCTTACATAAAACGACAGCATCCCATAGGAGGATGGGTTTCTATTTAGCTTGAATCCTAACTGTCTGGCCAATCGAAGGACATTATTGTATTCCACAGCTGAGTCAAGAAACGATTCATTTGTCTGGTAATCGAGATAGAAAGAAAGAATGTCACCAATATAGGCAACAGTGTCCAACATTAAGGATCCAAAGGATGCCTCGTTGAAATCTTGGTACGTATCTGGGTAATATCTTTTAGCGTACGTTTCTAAGTCTCTACGAATAGAAGCAAAGTCTCGGCTAGTGTAATCAATTGGTCGTATCTTTTTTGCCATAATAGAATCTCAAATAATTAGTTATCCAACTGTATTTCTACAGTTGCTCTCTCCTGTAAAGGAATAATTGTGAATGTAATGCTAATTCTTAGGTCATGTGGGAACAGATCAGGATTGTTCTCAGGCACTCCATAGTTGATGTTGTCAATGCGAATATAAGGCAAGTAAATCGATGTCTGTTGCTGAATAGCGCTAGATATTCGGTTGTACGTCTCAGCACCATTGAATTCAAATAAAAACTTTCTTATTCCTACGCCAAAACTAGGATTCATGATCCTCTCGCCCGGATTGGTTAGGACCAACATTTTAAGATTTTGCTTTGCCAACTCATCATATGTAGTGTTTAAATTGTATGGTCCAAAAACATCACTAACTGTTAATGGTAATTTTGGTGATAATCCTGAAGCCATCTACATTTCTCCTACTGACAATCTTCCTCAGAATCTTCCTGTGTTAGCTGGGGCGCAGCTGCATCGTCACAAGGAACACCAGATTGACCAACTGAGTTGGCATTTTGTACGCCATCGCCTGTAACATTAATATTTATGTTTGGCTGGCTTGTGTTGTCAAATTTAATTAGTGACAGCAAGAAATAAATCAATCCGAAAGGCGTTGGTGGAATCATAAGCATTCCCATTCCCTTACCAGTTAGATCGATACCATTTGCAGAAATATCTGGGAAGAAGTTCGGCGGCGGTGGTGGCGGGCTTGGGAATGGTGGATCGGGAGGAGCAGGCAGCGGGGTTGGCGGATTCTGCATAAAGTAATTCATAAAGCAGAACAAAGCCAGAATCAAATTCTCAGCAGATGCAGAGTCATCGAATGGTGCTATATCAGGTGCGTTTTCATCGCCGGGGCTCGGCAAATCAACATTGCTTGCAGCATCAAGCATAGCGTTAAATGCTTGTCCCGTGCCTTTCTTAATCATACCGGTTATCATGACGTGTGGGTCCATCATTTCCATTAGGCTCTTAAGAATCTCGATTGGTGTCTGGATAAGCATCTTTAAAATGAAGTCTCGTGCCAGCGTATCCGGATTTGGCCCGGTCATACTCATACCAGTGCTTCTTGCGGCTGGACGAGAGAGATTTGGCTCAGAGTCGTACGGATCGCGACTGGTGATAATATTCTGCAGAGATGTGATTACCTGCACCTTTGTTGTGACCATCGCTTCTTCAATACCTGATAGGTATCTCTTTCCAAGATAGAAGTTTTGCAGAATTGGCACAATGTTGATTATTTCTCTGTTAAAGACATTGTTAAAGTATTCTTTGTACAAATCATTGTTGGTAATAAACTCAATATCGGCAGCAGTTAAGTTTTGTTCTGTTAGAGAAACAGAGTCATAACCCGCGATTGTCTCGGAGGAGGCTCGATATAGGAACAATTCTTCTGCTGGTATTTCTTCGGTGTCAATGTAGAAAAGTGAGAACAAGGCATTATCTACTTCTGTGTTAAATGCGGCACTTAAGGATGTGGTAGTAATATCATGGAAGTCCGGAACATAAACAAGGAAATTGTATCTCATCTTATAAGCTGTTGGGCCACCAATTTCTTCCGTGTAGTACTCAACCAGAGACTTTACGATAACAAATTTTGATTTGTCTAATTCTACTAGCTCTAAGAAGTTATTTGTTATAGAGCCGTCTGTTTCATTAATAAGGGCGTTCTTAAAGGCTTTACCGTAGTACGACGGCATTGATCTTAGAAATACCTCTTCAAGTGGTCTTGGATTGACAACATTAGGGAGCGAGTTTTTAACAGCGTTAACCAGTGGACCGGGTGTTCTTTCTTCTCCCGCTATGATGCCAGTGGAGTATTGTATGCGGACTGTCGTAAGATAGATGATGATGTCATTGAAATCTTTTACTGTGTCAGGATCAGTGGGATCTCTCTCAACAACAAACGTTGTTCCTGGCTCAAATATTACGTTTCCTTCTTCGTCCTTGATACCGCCGAGTTCTACAACAAGTGGGCGATTAATTTTCTTATTAAAGAGATCAACCAAAGATTTCTTGATTCTTACTACCGCGACTTCTGGGTCACGAACATTTGGAGCAATGTCTATAAATTGCCCCACTATATCAAAGAACCTACTTACATAAAAATCGATCTGGTTTCTAATGTACGATCGGACAAACTCACTATCGAACAGATCATCCATGCGAATCGCTGCAAATACAAAGATATTCTTTATAACAAATTCTGCAATATGCACCTGAACAAGAAGCAGAAACATACCATACATTAGTGTATCCGCCATTCGATCGCGGGGAGTGCCCTCATTATTGCAAGCAGCTTCAAGATATTCTTTTTGCATTTGCTTGAGAATACCATTCACATCGAGGAAGTCCGAGATTTCTGCCGGTGGGCAGTTGGTGTTGTCTTGGAAAAAGTTCAATGATAGTAGGGTGCCTGCATCAAACACTCCGTTATCCCTATAATAATCAAACACCTGATCTGTCAAAATTCCATAGAAGTATGGAAACAATATTCTTTTAATGTAATCGTCGCTGATATTGTTATAGAAGTTGTCGCGTTCAGCATTCCACTGGCCAGAGCCAAGAGGCAAGCCTTTAATCGAGTCTACAAACTGTTGAATATTCAATAATGTATCGTCTGTGTTGACAAACTCGTCTCGCAAAAGAAGCTCAGGATCCTCCTGAACATCAGTGCCGGCATCAAACAGAGCGTCAAGGTCTATCTGTATTTGATCTGCTGGAGGAGTTTGCGGTGTATTGTGACGATAAAGCAGGGAGATGCTATCTTCCTCGCTGGTTCTGGAATTCAAGAAGTTAAATTTAATTCTTGTAGTGTTCTGCTGGATGGTTTCGCCCCCAAAGCGATTTGGTATGACGAGATCAGCCCTTTGATCAGCGTTAGAGGTTGAATATCCGGCTTCTTCAATATCGATATAATCTATGAAGCGACGATAAAACTCTTGCTTAAATTCATATGTCGATACTAGTGGAGTGCCAGATTGAGCATTTTCTGTTATATCATCCAGTTGATCGACCAAGCCATCCATTGCTGACTGGAAATCAGCACTGTTTAAGATGTCGAGCAAGACATCTGCGACCGTTCCGACATCTCGAATTTGTGGTAGGAGTAGATTAGGTTGGTCTATAATACAAGTCTGAAACGCTTCCCAGAGCGCCCCGGTCTGGTTTTGCTCATCTGTAAATTGCTCAACAACGTTGTAGATCCCTTTTAAAATAGGTTTAAGCGCATTAATAGCTTCTTTATTTGGTTTTGGTAGTTCTGGGTAATCGTCTGGGTTGTTGTTTCCCCCTCCTTCATCGTTCTCCTTCCAAGTCTGTTCATCGCTAGCTGACCCGAAGGATGGGTTTGAAGTTGCGGCGCGGAGGACGCGATCGAGCATTGCTTGTTTTATTGAGTCCGCAGAGTAGATAAACTGCATCTGCACCAACTCTAGAAGTGTATTAAATGTTTCTGGAATCAGTCTTTTAAGAACAGGATCTTCAATATAGTTTTCCGCGTCTGGACAATCAAAGCTGAACTGTGGTGGTGGCTCATTTAATCCATTTTCAATAATGTCAAGTAGCTCGTTGAGTGTATCCTGCTCATCCTGTGATAGTGCCGCAACAGTTTCTGGATCTAAGCAATCACAAATATCTGGATTCAAGACCAAAATATCGTTTGCAACCTCATTACAGAATTCAGTTACATCTGCAATCTGACCCAAAAGTTGGAAGAATGCCATGATTGCATTTGGACTGTTTAGGTTATCCGAGAACCTTGGATCGTCGTAGCTCTCATTAAACTCCAGAATACGATCGATTAGCTCTGCGTCGACTCCAGATGGGTTTAACATTAAGTTACAAATATCTATAGAACTAAGAATGTCGGCTAAATCATTCAAGTAGTCGATGATGTCGTCTATAGAGGCCCCGCCAACCAAATCAGATAACTGATCTATTAACGGATTCTGACCAAGAACATTTTCGTCTATACCAGTTAGATTGTTGTTAATTAGGTCGCCCAGCGGTGTGGCGCCATAATCATCTTTTCTAGGGTTGTTAATATCACACAGCTGAGCTAGCAACTCTGCAAGGCCAGATATCAAAGCCAAAAGCGCTTGCTGGATTGAATTAAGGATAACGTTAAGTATCGTCTTCCATATATCCCCCTTAATTTTAAAGACAGGAAAATCGTCAGGGTCAAAAGAAGGACGCTCATTTAGTTCTTCTTCTAATACGTCACCAATAGCACCGGCGATTCGTCCAACAGAAATATTTAAACCAAATGTTGCGCAAATAAGGGCCTCCCTGGCCAAAGCTTTAATTCCCAATTGTGATAGGAGAGTATCAATCGCTGAACCCTCAGCAAAAGGAAGTCCCGTCTCTGCTATCTGATTAACAGTATCGGCAATGTTTATGCCTGTCTCTAACTTTCTTCTTCTTTGTTGCTGATACACTCTTTCGGCAAATTCAGGATTGTTCTCAAGTTCGTTGTATAGTTTTTCCTTTTCTTCTTCAGTGAGCGCACTAATTCCGCGTTTGAGGTCATCGTTATTTCCAAAGTCAATAAGACCCTGGCGTCTCGCTTCTTGGAGCAAGATGTTATCAGCGTCCGGAGTGTTGGTGTTAAAAACAAAAAGGTTGTCATCTTGAAGTCTCTGCAGCGTATCTTCTGGCAAAGTCTCAGACAAGAAGTCGGTTATTGGGAAATTCAAGCCTGCTGCCGATGCTTCATCTACCGAGTTGAATAGGTTTTGATAATTTTTGATGGAGGACAGGACCACTTGATCATCCAGCACCGAGTTATAAAGAATGTGAGAAAAGTGGCCAATCTTTACATAATCGGTTCCTGTTTCAGACGTTGATAACAGAAGCCCAGCGATTCCGTTTTTGGTAAACAATTGCAGCGGATCCGCATCTCCCTTTTGGCTGAACAGGAAAGTCAAGGTGTCACCGGGGCTAAACTGATTGTTTGATAGTTCTGGGATCTGTGATGTGATCAACTTTATCATTAAGTCGATCGTTTTCCTTATCTCCAATGTTAGAAAGTTGAAATCGATGCCAGCAATGTTGGCGGGTCCAGAGTAGCTTAATTTTTGTCTGGCGAGATCTCCCATGATGTCGCCAAACTTAGCACTTGTTTGCTGTATCTCTAATAAATTAAATTCAGATGTTCCGTTGAGATTGCTTAACTCAGCCCCCGGCATGCCAGCTATTTCATTTTCTTGATTGAAGAAATGCAAAGCTTCAATATAGTCAGGCATTCGTTCTTTTCGTATCAGACTATCCCGAAGATCCGATATGGTTCTAAATTTTATGCACTTGCCATCTGTAAAGAACTGGTTCTGATCTTTGAACTCTATTTTGGTAACAACCCACTTGGTATTTCCTGGCGGCTTGGTATCGTACCCTGGATTTTCTATCGTTGTGTTTTGGGTAAAATAGTTTCTTATATCTTCATATACGTCGTTAAATTCTGTTACCTGTTGCGGGTCTCTTAAGTGAATGTAGAACTCCGGCAAAAAATATGTTATAAAATAATCTGTCGATTTCTCTAAGATTTCTCCCTGGTTGCTTAACAAATCCACGGGAACCTTAAACCTAACACGGTAGATTCCACTTTCGATCTCAAATGGAATGTTTCCAAGCTTCTTAGAGTATTGTTTATAAAGATTTAAGGTTGCTACCATGTTAGTTGTTCTTGTTGTATCTGCTTAGAATGTATAAGCTTTGGTCATCTTTGGTTGCTGTGGTGCCAGCGGTATTCTCTAAATAGTTCATCTGAATAGAATTAATTTTCTGTGTCAGTGAAGGAGTAGTCTGTAGCTGGACATTTAGAATCTTGTCGAGCATAGATTTAATTCCATCTGGTAGTAGGCCAAACGATGGCGATGTTGGCAAACCAAGGAATGGAGAATTGTGGGTGTGACTAAGAAGGGCTGTTGTAAGATTCCTGTCATATTCAACAAAGTTATCCAAAATACCAATAATCTCCTGCATGCCTTCAATAATTCCTTTTAAACACTCCTTAAGGTTGTCTCCCTTTACCATTGGCTGCAAACTTTTCTCATCGTTTAAAGCTATTAACGAAATACCATAGTTACCAACATAAGCATTCGATAACTGGGCGCCCTGAGCATTTACAGCGTCTGTTCTCGTTACGATCTTTATATTCTCTCTGGACACCATTCTTAGAGTATCTGCTTTCATCACAATCGTGCTTCTTGGGTCTTTCCGCGAGGTTGAATATCCAGCCCTTGTTATTCCAAAATAGCCATCTGGATCTGATCTTTGAGATATATAAATTCTGGCGGCATCT